GTCTCGTGTAGTCTACCAGTTTCTTTATCATAGTACAGATATGTAGCTGGACCAGTCATACCTATAAATCTATTCTTCAATACTCTTACGCAAGTTGTATTCCTTACAGTAGGACTATCATTCTGTGCATCTCTTTCAAGACCAATAACCATATCAGATAACTGACCAATAGAAGCCGAACCTCTTAGTTGTGATAGTGAAGTTGCCGCTCCCTCTTCATGTCCTTTACCGTCTGGTCTACGCAAGTGTGAGATAAGTATCAAAGCTATATCTGTTTCTTCGACAAGAGTTCTTAGCTTTGTCATAATCTCATCAAGTGCTTTTCTTTCATCTCCATACTCTTGAGATGATACAACCATACTAACATGGTCAAGTACAATGTATCTACAATCTAATGCTTTAGCCATGTACCTAACTCTAGATACAATATTATCTACTGAGTTAGAACCAAAGTGTTTGTAGAAATAAAATCTACCAGTACCTACAGTAGCATCAAAGTATTTTCTTTTATCTTCATCACTCATATGAATGTCTGGTCTACGCAAAGGTAGGTTAGCTTCGACACTCATGATATCTAATGCAGTAATCTTAGGACTTTCTTCAAGCATAATCATACCAATCTTTTCTTCTGTTTTCTTGAATAGATTGTATACTAATTCTTTTATGATAGAAGTTTTACCAAGACCTGTGCCTGCAGTAAATGTCACTAGCTCGCCACTACGAATACCATAAGTCATTTCATCTAGTCCTTGCCAACCATAATTAACTGTTGACCTTACGACTGGAGAAAGAACTTCTTCTAGTAATGACTCGCCCTTGATAATACCATCTGGTGCATAGGTAGGTGCATTCCACCATGCTTTGATATACTCTTGATACTTGTTAGCTTTGAGTAAATCATTCGCATCTTTGTATCCTTCTGGTAATTTTAATATCTTAACTTTTGATGGGGCGAACAACTCGGCAACTTTTTTACTTGCCTCTCTACCGACATCATCATTATCAAAGTTAATAACAATGTTATCAAAGTGGTCTAACCAATCATAGCTTTTCTTGATATCCTTGAGGGCAGACGCAACACCATTCTTGATACTAACTACTGCATACTTTGAACCAAGTAATTGATAGACTGATAACGCATCAATCTCACCCTCTGTTATGGTAACATACTTACCACCATTGTATAACTGCTGACCGAACAATCCTGAGTCGGAGGTTGAACCCTTTATCGAGAATTGTTTATTCTTCACATACCTAGTCTTGGTAGCTAAAAGAGAACCAGTCGAGTCATAGTATGGGTAGATGTGTCTGTCTATCGTGCCACTTGCGTCGCTGATAACCTTGACCCCATACTTTTTAACTGTGTCTTCGTTGATACATCTATCGCCGATAGCACTAAAAGTACCTGCGTTATTTTCTATTATTATTGGTTTTGTTTGAACTGTTTGTATGCCCATTGTGTCGCCCTCATCTATATTTGTTTGTTCTGCTGGGAAGTAAGTGTTGCAAGAGAAACAATAAGAACTACCGTTTCTATTAACACTTCTTGCATCACTACTCCCACACTTATCACAAGCTATGTGATACTTAACAAAGTTGTTGTTATCCATTGTGTCGCCCCAATCATTTTAACTTAATTAAAATTCATCAACGGAATCTGTTGCAACAAAGCCGTCAACCTTATCGAACTCTTCCCCATAAGGAATTAAGTCAATAACTTGAACTGCTTGTAAGTCTAAGCCTACACCAGATTTACCTGCGTAATTCCAATCGTATTCTTTGTACATAACTTTCACTTCAGAACCGTTACCTACAAGAACATCAATCGCATTCTTAGCAGAGTCCACTAGCTTTGGAGCAGGGTTACTCGTACCGTCTGCACGATTAACTCTTCGTTTGAATTTAACAATCTTACCTCGCTCATCTTCTTTAACAGTAATGCCTTTGCTGCTAAAGTCTTTAGCAACATCATCATCAACTGCTAAGTCAATCTGATAAACAGGGTCGAAAGTTGTGTTGGGTCTAGTGATAGATGCCCAATATGCTTTTCCTTGAACTGTAGCCATAATGTTTTCTCCTAATGTTATTTGTTAATGTTATTATAATGTTTGCATTATACCATAGAACTTTTTACTTGTCAACAACATAATGCAGTTATTTAAAAACAGGACACAAAAATCCCATTTAAAAATATTTTAAAATGTTATTATTGTTTTTATTATTATTATAATAATAACTCTTTAAAAATCTATATAGATTATATCACGATTCGTTTTCATTGTCAAGAACTTTTTTATTGTTATCCACAATTCTTAATTTATTTCTCTTTCTAATGTTCTCGCTTTGTTCTTTTAGATAGTTAAGGTATTGAATATCCTTGATTTTTACTTGAGGTAAACAATCCCAAACTGTTTGTATATACCAAGCTATGTTGTCTTGATTTATCTCTCCCTTAATTAAAACATTAAATAATTCTTTAGCTTCCTTTGTTATCGTAGTCATGTAGTCGCTCCCCCCTTTTTATTAAAGTCCAATATGTTTGAGCCTCTCTCAACAGTTTTTTTATTGTTCTTCTCTGGACTATTATGTCTTTCTCTTTTAAAGAACTAGAGATATACTCACTCATAAAATCTTCAAAGTCTTTACCGAATAATATTTTGTATGAGTCCATTTATAAATCCCATCTTACATTCTGATAAATCCAAATTAAACTTTCTATTGGTTCATGTTGACCTCCATAAGGCGACAAATAAACCACTAATATAAATATAAATATTGCAGATATTATAGATGATAAAAATAATTCTTTCATAGTAATCCAAAATAATATGAAACAACAAATAATATTACTCCAACTATAATACCTATTGTTAATAATTCTAACTTGTTCATGTCATAACACCTACTGTAATAACAAAAACTGTAAACACAATAGCTATTATAATTACTTTTATATCTTCTTTACTCATCTGACATACTATAAAATTGTTCACTAAATATTTCTTTGATAGGTATAAGTACACACTTAGATGCTTTACTATCCCCTACATTCTTTGTAAGTTTATCTTTGTATTTATCTACGATACCTTTCAATACCTTTGTTGGAAACACAAGGGTGCAGAACTCGCCCTCTTTTAATTCTAATCTATGAAACCAATAGTCACTTTCAGTTTTATAGATACCACTCGGCTTACCTCGATACTCGTACTCGATTGCTATGTTTCCAGTCTTTCTCCACCAAGACCTCTCACTTTTAACTTCAATAGTTTTATTCTCAAACATTTCTTTGACTTTATCTTCTCGTATTTGTCCATAAGATAAGTCAATATCAAACTTTGTAAATCCTTTTTTAGTCATAGTTTAACTCCCAATACTACTAGTATTCCTGTTAACAATACTATTATTATAAATAATTCTATTCCTAATATAGTATGATACCATATCCATCTAGTTTTATATGCGTTGTCAATGCTCAAATCATCTGGGTCTGGACTGTCATACCCATCTATGTCTGTTTCTGGATTTTGACCCCACATTGTTTTCATTATCCGTCTAAACATAAGTCCTCCATTATAACATTTTTATTTAAAAAAGTCAAGATATATTACCACTTTCTTTGTATAAAGTATCTAGCATATCGCTTTGTTCTCTATCAAAGTGTTTGATAATATCTTCTATCCTATAGTAAGGAATAGAATCTTCCTCTCTAAACTCATCAAGAATATATCTTAATCTTGCTACTACTTTGTCTGCTCCCATTGTTCCCCCTATCCTAAGTCTACTATTAATCTATCTCGAAGTTCATCATCACTACAGTTATCGTAGTTATTATCGAAATACTTTTCACCTGATATTAAATCTTCAGAAGGGCAACCATGCTCATTAAAAAAGTCTATTAGTTTTTCCCTCATGATATCTATATCTAACTCATTGTAAATAATTTTTCTCATTATCTCTATCTCTTCTGGTGAGAAATACTTTTCATACTCATTATAAATTTCATCTCGCCACATATCTAGTTTTTGTTCTAGATATCTTTCATGGTGTTCACAACTCATCTTCATTCCTTTCTAATTTATATACCTCAACAGGTATTGTTTCTACTGTGTTAATTGCATTAGGTATTTTAATTTGTTCAATGTGATACATATCTGCGACATCTTTATTATATCCTAACAATACACCAACTATTGCAATCAATCCCCATGCCCATATTATTCCTAAGAAGAACCATACTATTACATATCTATTCATAATCTGCCCCCATTATTTTTTTTAATCCTTTTATATTTGCTTCTAAATCTTCTTGTTGTTTTGTTGATAGGTTTAATTGTCTTTCGTCTTCTCTATCAAAGAAATCCTTATCGTAAGTATTACCACCTTCAAATAATTCAATTCCTTCGCTAATTAAAAAAGCCAACTCATCATTAAACACATTGACTTGAGACTCCCCATATTTTTTTATAAAGAATTCTCTAGCAGTTTCAACTGTCATTGATTCTATTAGGTAATGAGAATACTCTTGCATTTCCATTAACCAATTTTTTACTCCACTCATATTTATACTCCCTTATTATTTATTAATCGTAAGTTTCATCTTCAACTTGATTGACTCCACTAACAATAGTATCGTCATCTTGTCCAAATAAAAACTCATCTACATTTTCATCTAGTATATCAAACTCATCATAGATGTCAATAAGTTTTTTCTTTTTCTTATAAGTATTTGTTTTCATTATGTTTTTTCCTTTCTGTTATTATTTTTTATTGCCGATATCGTAAAGGTCGTGAACGAACATAGCCATGCCAACAGGGTTAGTTTCTGCTACTTCAATCATTTCATCTACTGTTAAACCACACAACATATCATCAGTTAATTGTTGACCATTGGAAGTTAAATCTTCATCAAGACTATCCCAACTTGTATTGTAAGTATTATCATATTGAATATTACCGCCTTGATAATTACCATACATATCATAATCACTCAACCAACCTGACCAAGATTTTTTCTTGGATACTTTCTTACCTAAGTCAATGTCATAGTCATAGCCAACACCACGACTAATAGAATAAGTATTAGATACCCAACCTACATTCTTAACATCTTTACCCTCGCCCTGATTAATGATAGTAAACTCTTGCGTCTTACCATCAAGAAACAATAACTTATCTGACCCAATCAAATCTTCAAGTGATTCAGTCCACTCGGCATTGTAAAGTAAGTTAGGATTGTTAAGTAATTGGGGTCTGATAACCCACTTGATAAATTGGTGGGTGTCAGACTTATTCTTATCAATCATTGGTGTTGGCAACTTTGCTCCATTATGCATTACCCATAAATCTCTATCTGCTCCATTCTCGCCTTTACGCAAGACTTGAAATGGGTGTGATAAATCTCTACAAGTATTCCCTGCCGTTGTAAATCTGAAATGAATACCAACTTGAGTATTCAAATCTTGATAATTCTTCCACATCTTGTGTATATCTTGGAAGTTTTTTGGTACTATCTTATGGGTATGTACCTTACCTTTATTATAAAACATAACCCCAAAACCATCTGAATTATTTTGATAGGCACATTCCATCAAATTTAAATCCAAGTCTTTAGGACTGTTAGCTTTTATTATTAAACACATAATTTACTTTCCTTTCATTGTTATTTAAAGTTAAAAGTTTGTTAGCCATTACTTACACTATTGAATTGTCTTGATACATTTCTGCTAGGTGTACCAAGTACATATCCGTTAGTAATTAACCAACTCCAAAAATTAGAGTATTCACTTCTATTTTCAGGTTTCCTAATATAAGATAGAAAAGATTTATAACTTAAACTTTGCTCTCTCATAGAAGATTGTTTTAAATAATGTACTAAAGCATCAGTAAATTCTAATGCTCTCATAAAGCCATGCTCTGATACATTACTTTTAAATATTCTTAACTCTACTGTTTTTGATGGTACTGTATTGACCGCCTCGTATCTATCATCACTTCTATATTGACCATCAGATATCTTTTTAGTTTCTGATTTACACCAACGACCCATTGAACGACCCGCAATATCTTCAATAAATCTAGCATTTTTCTTATCATTAATAAACACTAGCAATTTACCAACCTCCAATGGTGTTAATGCTTTCTTATTAATATGTATATGTAGCCCCGCACAACTTGTATTCCAACCTTTAACATAAGTACTCCCATTTTCATCAGTCCAATAATCACTATTAAACATTTGACTAAACCTATCCTTTAAAAACTTATATGTGCATGGAGCTGTAGTAATCTCAAAGCCACCATTACCCTCGTCAAGTGAGCCATCTTTTTTACATTTGAACCAACTCCCATTGTAGTCATGTAAAGTATCAGGAAAATTATCAGGCATTGAATTTCTAGCCATAACCTCCAATTCTACACCATACAATAAATCTCTAGTAGTTCTTAAATTTTTATTAATTACTTCATCTTCTCTGCATTGTACATCTAATTCATCATGCACAGGGAATGTATAGTTATAACAATATCTCTCATGCTCATAACTACAATCTTCATCATAATCATCATTGTATTCTTCTTCATCTCTACGAGCATCTGCACAAGATGAGCAACTATCATAGTCACCATCATAATCATCTGCATCTCTCACTTCATCACAACTATGACAATAGTAGACATAATCTTCATACTCACATACTAGCCATCTCTCAATCTCATAGTATAAATTATTGATTGCACTATCTAATTTACTTTCACATTCACGAGCAAGACTATTTCTGTTTGGATTAACAGTATCATATACATTTTCATTATATAAATGTATCTTGCCTCTAAGGTACTGTAATCTGTTTAGTATTCTTTGATTATCCCAAAAATCTCTACTAATTATATCTTGATATTCTACTGTATCATCAACAAAATGTCCATTATTATTAAGTTTATATATCTTAATCAAGTTATATAAATCTCTTCTTTGCCAAACTGAATACTCTTCAAAAAATTCTTTTATCAAAGTATTTCTGTAATTAAATCGTAAAGTCATAATTTTTTACTCCCTTTATTATTATTATCATTACTATATAATTATGTCAGAATTATGACATAACTAAATTAATTTTATAAAGCTATATGCTATTCTTAATATACCATATACACCCAAACAGAAACCCAAAAATGGATATCCGCTAACACTAATTAAAACACTACACAAAAAGCATAGTACAATAATCATTACATCTAAATTAGTTTCCATTATTTTTCCTTTCTTTTATTATTCTTTGAATATAGACCAACCAATATTATCTTTTTGCATTAGTCCTCTATTAAAATGATGATACTTTGTTTGTACAAGTCTATCATCTTTCATTAAAACAAAATACTCGGTATCTCTACCGACAAGCCACCCATCATCTTTGACCCATCTTTTTAGAATTTCCCAACCTTTTTGTTCTAAGTCAGTTATAATATTATTTATAATTTCTTTATGATTATATTTAGTCATTGTTATTCTGCCTATCTTTTATTATTTTTTCAATGTGAATATTAACTTTAGGCGAGCCACCTAAATATTTAATAACACTTTCCATTCTTTTTTCTATTTGGTCATTGACTTGTTTAATTTGTTTCTCAGTCATTCTATTCCCAAATTCCTCATTTACATTAACACTAAAATTTTCTAGCCAAAATTCTTTGTGATGTTGCATACCATCAATTAAAATTTCTTTAGCTATTTGATTAGGTGTTAAATCGTAGTCATCAAATTTAATTGTCATCTTCATCATACCTTTCATCTTCTAATTTTAAAACATAGAATGGATTTTGAAATGCCTCGAATACATCACTTTCATATTCAATTTTAATTTCATTATCATCTTTTAAAGTCTTATTATATTTAGTCATAATTATAGTCCTTTCTTTTAGTTATTAATATAATCTACAAATTTTACTTTATCAAATCTTCTATTATCTAGTTTAAACATTGTAGACATTTCCTCAATAATATAATCTCTGACATCTTCATTAGAAAAATGTTCAGGTAAATTATTTATGCCTTTTATTATGTCGGCAATTTTTATATAATCTTTTCTAGTCATAATTATAGTCCTTTCTTTTAGTTATTAATATTTTGTATATTTACCCGTTTCATATTCTGATGGTATAGCGGGAGCAAATCTTTCTTTTTCAGGTCTTTTTTGATATTCTTCATCTATTAATCTTCGTATTTCCAAGCAATCTGCATTGACTGGAAAATTCATAGTAAACCAAATATAATCTAATTTCTTTTTATTTTCTTTGACATTGATGTCATGTCTAATTAGATTTTTTAGTAATAAAATTTCATATTTAAGTAATTCAGGGTTATCCATTATATATTTTTCAATCATAATTATTAGTCCTTTTATTTAGTTATTATTAATAGTGATAGTTTTTAGTCATATATTCTAGATATAAAAACCATCTAAAAAATTCTCTAAAATTCCTTTTTAAGAATTGCCTGAAAACATCTAAGCGTATTACATCAGGTCTTATGCTTTTAAAACTTGCCTAGTGCCTCATTACTGTTTAACTTCATTCGATAAAATATATAGTTATTATCGGCAGTCTTAGTCAAGTTCTTATAAGCTTTGTTAATCTTACTACCCTTTTTTAGCTCATAGTGCCTAATTAATTGGCGGGCTTTTTTATCAGGGCGTTTGATATAAATTTTGCTTCGCATAATTATAATATGACATAGATTTGAAAAAAATAAAAGGATATTTGAAAAAATATTTTTTATCTAATAAAATCAATAAGTTAAAATGTAAATTATTTTTGTTTTTTGGGTGGGAATTTATAAAAAGTGTATCGGCTAAATAAGTTATTGAAA